ACACTCAATTCCTCTGCTAAGTCGGGGAGGTAATCGAAAAAGCACATAAGACAAGTGTAATCAAGATTCGTCGAAATTTTCGCAGCCGTGGCCGCTTGAATGTCAAACGGAATTTTGATTGCCTCGTCTTGTTTCACGTCCGCTTGCCCGCCCCCAAGCGCGACTAGCGGAAAGTCAATGGTGATTCCCTTGTTCGCTTTGACGCAATGCACGTCAAGCGTAATATCCGCATTATCCACAACGGAATTAATTGCCTCAACGTCCGCGAAATAAGCCGTCAACGTGCCGCCAACCTCAAACGTTCCGGGGGTTGCGCCAATTGAGCCCAATCGCCCAACCGCCTTATTCTGCGCTACGTTGTTTTTGATGCTCAGTTTCATATCGGTAACGAACGCGAACAAGGGAAGCGGCGCCGTGTCCGTATCGTCCACAAGGGCAAGCTTAATTCGCTTAACGTCCGATGAGGCGTTGAATGCGTCCGAGTCTAGCAGTGTGGGGCGCGATCCCGTCTTGACGCCAACGGCCCCCGTCCGAGTCTCATGCGTTTGGCCGCTGAAAACGAGTTTCGCTTTGAGGATATCGGCAACCGCATACGTCAACTCAAACTCATCGGGGAACGCCCCAACTAGATATTCGCTTTGAATTTGCGAGGGCAACGAATCGTCTGGCGCGCCTAGCGTCCGCTCTAGCTGATACGTCCGTTGCACTTGTAGCGCCGCAGCCTCGTTTTTTAGAACGCGCCCAAAGAAAATCATAACCTGTTTGCCGCTTCCCGCGTCCGCTACCATATCCATGGACGATTTGTCGAATTCGATAGCATGAGCGGCGATGGAGCGGACGCGGGCAAAGCCGCTAACCTGCGTGGCAAAGGCGTTCGTTGCATTGTCCCCGCCAATCCAAACCCATTCCCCGACGATGAGCCCTAGTTCCGTCAAATCCTTTGCGCTAGTCGTTAGCTTCGGGAATGCCCCCGTAACGTTGATTGCAGCGTCACTGGCGCCAAACTTGTGCCCGCCGCGGGATATGGTGCCCGACTGGCCCGTTGCCGCTACCGTGGCCGCTGGCGAGCCCGTATGCGTGATGACGGTTCCGGATGGGGCGGGGGACGATGCCACCACATGATAGCCATTGTTCGCCGCAGCATCGAATCCCTTGCTGGCAAGGATATCGTTCGCCTTGAACCCCGCCCCGCCGCTGGCAACCGTGAATGAGGAAGTCCCCACCGTCGCGCAAGCCAGTTCCGCCTTGGTCCGCAAGTCCGCAAGGAAAAAGCCTTGAAACAAATCTTGCATATTCTCTTGCGTGATATCCGACTCGAAGTCCGCCGCGGCGTCCAAGTCCGTAATAACGCCCTTTTTCCGCTGGCGCGATGAGTTGATGGGGTTCCGCGCCACAAGCTTATAGTCGCCCCCAAACTTCCCGTAGGAATTGGGCTCAAGTTGCAGCCATGTGGGGGCGGGGGACGTTGGGAGTGAACCCGGAGTCAATTCCTCCGCATAGCGGCAATTTGTGGCGTTTGAAGCGATTTTATCCACTGCGGCCATTGTCTTTACCCTCTGTTAGGTTTTCTCGCACCATGAAAAGCCAGCCGTACAGTTGACTTGATTCCATGGCCCGTCGCGGGATTGCTCTGTTAGGGTAACGTTTTTAAACCATACATTTGGCGTCCGTTGCCCTTGTAGCGCATTGCGCACAACCGTTCCCATCCGCCCCGCTACTGTCGCGCCATTCTTTTGCGCGCGCGGGGTGAATATTTGAACTGTGACAAATCCCGTATTTTCGAAGAGTCGCGAGCCCGCGTCATTGGCTAGCGTGTATTGTACTGCCGTCGCGTGGCGTACAGTGACGCGGCCCCATGGATTGCTATAATTGGCGCTAGGCTCACTGTCCCCGTCCCGTATCTCATACAGCAATTCCGGAAGCGGCGACGCGCCAGACGCCGCGCCAATGCCCGCCGTCCAAGCATCGGTTACAGCCGCAAGGATTTCATCCGTTGCTATTTCAAGCGTTGCGGCCATTTTCTTACCGTGCAAATGTGAAGGATATTTTCGCCGCTTGGCGCGATGGTTTCAACGTTTTCAATTGACCAAATTTGCCCGTCCGCTCCCGTTATGTAATTCCGAATCGTTGGCACAGTGGCGAGAATGCCAGGAATAAAGCACTGTTTATCGCCCGGTTCAAAGTCCCCCGATGCCACGGCTTTTGTCACGGGAAAGTCAATGATAACCCCCACCGTGGCAAACTCTGTCACGTCCCCGTCATCCGTAGGGCCAATGCGCCATGGCTTGTCGCTATCCTCTGGCGAGGGGTTGGCCACAACTTGATAGGTGATAGGCTGGCCAAACCGCGTTAGCAGACTAAGCGCCGTGGAAATTAGAGGGGAATAATCGTAAAGGGCCATGGCCTACCCCCGCACGAGTCGCGTCTGGCCATAGCCGACTTGAGTCAATCCCGAAAGCATCATTTCCACTTTAGGGAAAGTCACATAAGAGGAATACGATTCCTTGAATTTCTTTTGTTCCTCCACTGGCCCAACTTTGACTCTATATTCCTCCACAATGCTGTAGGGATCAACTGGCGCCATAAAAAGGCTTGTCGTTTGCGAAATATAAGCCAGTTCCATTGTCGCATTGATTATCTGCGGCGGGACAATATCATCTGGCCAATAATCGCACGTTTGAGAATTCCAGGCATTTTTGCGGGGCCACGATAAGGCTTGTTCCGCGTTCGCCCTTTGCCCGCGAAAGGAAGCGCCATAGACAATTTCCAAATATTCCGTCGCGTTCCGCAGCGCAGCCTCTTTAATTGAGGAAGGCGACGAAGCGGCCCATGCGTCAACCCCGCGCGCGGCGAAATAGGCATCGGTATCCGCAACGGACGCATACGATTCCGCGTCCGGTTTGCCCGTGCCATCCTCAACTATGAGTGCCATGGCCTAGCCCTTCCGTCCCCGGCGCGAAGTGTCCCGCACACGGCTAGGGCGATGATCCCCCGTGTGGGTATCAATCGACTCTTCCTCGTCTGGCTCGCTTTCCTTATCCTCTGTCTCTATCAAATCTTCGTAAAGGACAGAGGGAATCCCCTCATACAGCGTTTCAATGCTGCGACTCGTAAACTTGTCCACATTATCTGAAAATATCAGCCCGTCCAAAGCCCCTTCAATATCGCGTTCTTTGACAACGGCAGAGTCCACAACTAGGGTTTTATGCTGCCGTTCCCGCAACTCCGTTGCGAATTCTTTGGCTTGTGTCGCGTCATCTTTCCCGTAGAAAATTGCATAGCGTGCCATGTTTGCCGCCCCGTCCAACGCCTCTTGTGGATTGTGCGCCGGGAGTCGCGAGGCGTTCCCAACTCCCGGCGCTTATCCTTAGCCCGTAAAAAGGATAGGGGTTTACGTGCTAAGAATAATTACCCCCGCGTAACCCTTGTAGGATGCCGCGTAGGGGTCCCAATTGGCGCCAGTTGCGATTGTGGAGTCGGACGGGTTTTCGCCCCCGCTTGTCACGTCATAAGCGAATCCCTTAAGCGCGACATTGAAGGCAAATTCACCCTGGAACCGGACAAATAGGTTTTCTTTGCCCGTAATCATATCGCTAAACATTGTCGTTTCTTCGGAGTCTTCGCACTCAATAGCCGCTTGCGTTAGCCCCATCGTGTAGTAAGTCGTGACTGAGGGGGAGCCCGCCGTAATGAACAGCGCAGCCGAATCCGTCACAAGCACGGGACGCCCCAACGTTACGGGGGTTGCCGCGCCTAGAACGAAATCTGTCACGCCTAGGATATTTGCCGTGATTTGCGCGCCAACCAAATCATAGAACGGCTTGGAATGCATAACCCAACAAATGATCAAGCCCGCGTTGTCGCCAAACTTCGCTAGCCCATTCACAAGTCCGATATTGGATAGCGTGCCCGATGACGTAACCGTATATTTGACAGAGGATTGATTATTGAGTGCGGCCCGCGCGGCATACAGCGCCGTATTCAACATATTAACTTGCATCGCCTTAGCCGCTTGCACGCCAATTGCCCAATTAAGGGCATCCTCATTAAACGGCCCCTTTTGGATTTTCTTGAAGGAGTCCAGCGTATTGGCAACGGGGCCAATTTTCCGGTTGACTTTGACGGCAACTTTCTGCCCTTGCGTCAAATTCAAGTCGGTTGCATCCGCCGTCGCGGCCGTTCCCGTTGTGGTGCGGCGGGTAACAAGTGAGGCGACGGAAGCGAAAAACGACTCATAAACGTAATCGCCTTGCCGTAGCACACTCGACAAGTTGATTGCGCCAGACGATGCCGAATTGAAAGCATCCGATGCCTGCGTTAGCGTTTCGCTAATCGCCTCATGAATGTATTCGTTATAGATTTGAAAGCTAGATTTTGTAGCGATTGCCATGGTTTGGCTCCCGTGTGGATAGCGGGGCTACGCCAGCCACACGGGGGCGCGGCCCAGCGTCAGTTGGGCAAAGCGCGATATGCGTCGCGGCCATGCTCGCGATAGTATTCCGCTTTTTCCAGAACTGACATTTTGGAACGGGCTAACGTGCCGCTTGTGCCGCCGCTTGTCCTAGCGGACGCCGGGTCCGCGCCACTGCCACCCTTGCCGGTAGCCTCAAAAGCGCGACCAAACTTTTCCGATCCCTTGAATTCTTTGACCAAATCAGGAATCGACAAAAATTCTCCCTTCCCGTTTACCCTAGGTCCACCCTTATCGTCAAGCACGCGAACATGAAACCCGCCATTTTCCTCTATAATGTCAACATGCTTATGGACGATAGGCAAAAGCAAGTCTGGCGAACCTTTTTCCGCCGTGATTGCAGCAAGTGCCGCGTTGTCAATAAGCACGCCGCGCAATTGTGCTTTTAGCGCAACTTCCCTTTCTTGCCATGCTTTCTTGTCTTTGTCGTTTTGCTCCACCATTTGTTGCTTTAGCTTTTCCCATTCCCCTTTTTTCTCCGCGTCTGTCGTCTCGCGATCCTCTTTTTGCTTTTTTAACTCCGCAATTTCCTCTGGCGTCAAACCAAGCGCGGCCCACTTTTCCAAGTCTTTGCGCCGGTTCATAGCCTCTAGCCGCGACTGTTTTGCCGCCTCGCTTAAAGCGTCAGGATCAACGTCTGTATCTAGATAGAATTTCCCGTTGTCCTTTTTCGTATACAGCCCCTTAATCGCGTCATCCAACCCCTCTATAGTGTCAAGCACATATTTTAGCTTTGGCATTTTACGCCTCATCTATCCATTTTGCATCCGGTTTGCCTAGGAGTGCGGCCGTCCAACCGGACATAGAACGGCAACACTTTTTTAAACGTGCCTCAAGTTGCGCCCATGTGCCAAGGAAAGAATCAAATTCCCCCCAGTCCTTATCATCAAAAAAATGCCCCGCCTTTGCCGTCATCGGAACGCCAGCAAGCACAATCCGCTTGGCCCCTTTGAGTTTGGCAACCCGGACAGCGAACAATCCGGACGAACCCGAACCCGATACCCCGTCCCATTCATACGGTATAACTTCATCAATGCGCGGCCGTCCCGTGCATTCCTCATCCGAACGAACATGGATAATTGATTTATAATCCTGATTAAAGCCCGCCGCGGCCCGCTTGTCCTGCCAGCCGCGGAGTTTTTCCGGATGGAGCGTCACCCAATAATCAATATCATCCCTCAAAACCCCGCCTATATCATTGCAAACAATCCACAAATCGAAACGCGCAAGCGCACACGCCGCGTCGATATCGTCAAAGACGCATCTAGCCCCGCCGATGACAATTGCCGATTTCACCATAAGCCCGCCTTTTTAAATGCGTCCGCTTCCTTGCGCCGTAACTCATCTAGAGTCATCGGCTCATACATAGAGTCAAGCATCCGCTCTAGCGGCAAATCCCCCTTTCTAAACAGTGTCGCCCTCGTCTCGCCTAGTACATGGTTTTGAACCGATATCGGTTGCGCGTCTAGCCAGTCCCCATATTTTTTAGACTCTGGCACTTGCCCGTCAACCGCTTCAACGTCATCTTTACTGGCGCGCGTTGCCGTTTTCGAGTCTTCAACGTCAAGCCCCAATTCTTTAAAACTCTTAGTGATGGGAACCGTAGTGCTGCGACAGTTGGGATGGCGCGGGGGTACTGGCCCCTCCCCAACGGGGAACGTTTGCCCGTCAAGCGCCGCACATTGAACCGTTGTGCGGGAATCGAGCGTAGCGACAAACATCCATTTATCTATGATATCCGCGTTGCTTTCGTAAACCAAGCCGCGCGCCGTATTGCTCACGTCATTAACGGCCGTCCGAACAAGCGTTGTGGCAGAACGCCGCGAAATTTCCATAACCCCGTCCGTATAATTGTTTGCCTTTGTCCCCTTAATCCGCCGCACCATTTCGTCTATCGTTTCGCCTTGCACATAGCCGACTCGCAACTCGTTTCGCACGCGCCTATATGCCCCTTCCCCCCATTCACTTGTCCATTCCTTTAAATATTTTCCTTGCAAGGGCTCACTTGTCACGGCCGCGGATAACTGTTCCGCGGAGGGAGCCACAACATCTAAGGCGAACGGGGAGGGCTTAGTGATTGATTTAATAGTGAAATCCGACTCATAGTGCGCCAGCCCGTCCAAATCGTTCGCCATTTTATCGTACATTTCGCCGCTGGCTTCCTTCATAATGCTTTGAATTGATTTTAATTGCGCTTCAAGACGGCGCTTTGAAAAGTCGCTAGCATCGTCCCCCAAGTCCCGAATTTTGCCTATTATGTCCGCCTCTACTTGTTTAAGCGCGTCCAAAATTTCTGACACGATGCCAGACGCGAAGCGTTGCACCCCAACTTGATGGGATACAACTAAGTCTAAAATGTCATCGTTTAGGCTCATGCCGCGGCCCCCGTTGCGCCAGTGTCAGCCGTAATCGAAGTGGATTGATCCCCCTTCCCCGTTGTGTCGGTTGTGCCGCCTTGCGCCATTGTGGAGATTCCGCCCCCGCTAAGGGGATCATTGGCGAGTCTGTCTTTCTCAAGTTTCGCGTCGAAATCCTCAGAAAGGAGTCCGAAATAAACCGCCCGCTCCCAATATGTTTCTTGCGAAATTTCGCCAGCCGCACGGGCTTTCTGCAACTCCACAAGCATCGCGTTTGCAGCGAACGCCAAGCCAAAATCGGTATTGACGACAAGCCCCGCCGTTGATGGCACTTTCAAGTCAGAATAGGCGCACATATCCTGAAAGGCGTTTTCAAGACAGTCTTGCAACGCTAGCGCCATTTCCTGTAGCGGGGAATTCGACTCGCCAGCGTCAAGCACGCGGCCCGTTGCGCTTTCTGGCCCGCCCGGTTTTTTCATAAGCAATTCAAGCCCGTAAACCTCCATCTGTTGCTCGATATCTTGAATCTCTGTCCGCCCGGAGTCGATAGCCGAACCCGAATGCTCCACATACTTTAAATCTGAATCCACTGGCCCTTTGATCATTGTGGACGCTGACCATTCAATAACATCATTCGCCTCTTTTGTTGCCAGCCCCTTGCCGAATAGCATCGGAATCCGCGCGTAATGGAGGATTTGCCTTTGATCCGACGATGATTGCCAATGCGAGACATTCAATTGCCCCAAATCGTCAAGCGGAGGAATGGACTCCATAAAGTCGCACTTGCCCGTGTAAAAAACGGAAAGTGTAATGCGTCCTAACGGCATCGGGCCAGAGTCGATTAATTGCCAGTTACCCCCGTCAATAGGCATTTCCCACAATTGAAATTCTGTAGGCATAATCACGCGAATACGTTGAACGGAAACTTGCGTAAATGAGTCCTTTTCTTTCATGATGGATTCGCGGTAGCGAATTTGCGTAAGGGTATTTATGCCGCTTATTTTCTCCATCTTAAACCCGATGAGGTTTTCCGCTGGAATGTGGATTAAATAGGGG